TCATTTTTTCGTCCATCATTGAAACCTCCTTGTGGGTGCGGCAACTGTCATACCAGCGGCGACGACCAGAGCAACGTTCCTCAACCGTGGGTTTGTTAGTGCGATTGCCAAAGCGGCATTGCGCAGCTTGGTATCTCCTTTGGCGGAACATCGATCTTTGCATGAACGGTCATGTGCCAGGCATGCGGCGTCTAAAGCGTCGGTTGGTTTGACATAGGGAAGATTGTCAATCTCGCTGGCTGGTTTGGCCTTTCCGGCGGTCCAATTGGGTCCGCAATAGTTGCCGTGGATTCGTGCTATGGTCTCACCTCAGTCTCAAGAACTGAGTTCGTTTGTGACCAAGGCGGCGTAGGCGGCGGCTTCCAACTTGATGCGGCTACAGACCATCCTAAAGTTAGCGGATTTGGCTACGGTGTTGTTGTTGCCACGGATTCCGAAGTGGACATTGTCGGTGGCAATCAAGCCTAGGTTGTCAGAAATTGCGTATGGGGCTTGCGAACCAATGAAATCAACAATGTGTGGGCCGGAGAATTCACCAGCCCCGCCGGTTGTGATCGACTCACGCTTTGCCAGAAGGTTGGCGTCGTTAGCATTGACCAGAGCGGTCTTTGAAGTGGCCGTGACTTGAACCGAAACAGCCGTTTGTGTAGCGGGGACATTGTCGGGTTCGCTCATGGTAAAGTACACAGCATGCACAAGAACACCCTCTTGATTCAAACTGTCCAAAGGGAGCGAAACTTCCAATTCTGAAAAAGTGTTGGCCCCGGTTTCCGTGATTGAACCGTTCACAAAGAACGGGTCGCTTGTTATCTTGTATGCTTTCGCCATAGACACCGGACGGGGTCATGGTGTATAAATTACACTGAATGTTAGCCACCCTTCAGAGACCCTATCTTGATATCTCACTGCGCCTTCGGCCTATCGTAAGCCAAGAGGCAGGGCGGCCGATGGGCTATTACGATACATATTGTACAGTATGTACATATAGGTGAACCACTTGGGTCTATTCATGGGGACACAGAAAACCATTAGCCTAGACTTGAAGACGGCCATTATCGCAAGCCGGATACCGAATTTCAGCCATTGGGTACGCCAAAGGCTGATCGAATATGCCAGGGATGCACACATCGGCATACCAGAATATGAGAAGGCTACCGCAAAGCCTCACATTGCACCCGACGCCGCTCGTGTTTGGGGCCCAAACAAGGACCAATGCAACCCAAGACACCGCAAAGGCCTGTGTGAATTGTGCTATCCCGATGGAGTTGATGCGTGATGGCGATTCAATCAACCTTCAAGTGCGAGTGCGGTCGCAAAATCTCCCGGATGTACAACGCCAGGTCGTTCATGGAACCCACAAGTGAGAAGGGTTTCGTGTATGCGGCCCCTGCCTGGGACCACATCGCTGGCGATGGCGTCCTCAGAGGCGTTACCTGTGGCAACTGTGGCAACTACCACGAATACATCCAGGCCCCAGAGGGCGCACCGTATGCAAATGTGAGGCGTTCGTGATGGCCTATTGCCCACGATGCGGAAAACTTGACGGTGAAGACGACCATACGACACCGGCGATTTGTGATCGATGTTGGTTTGTGCCTGGTGATGACGATGAATGAGCGACAATGGGAATTGCTTTGCTCAATTCAAGACATGCTCGGCGGGATTCTGCAGAACATGGACCAAGACGAGTGGCATGCTCCGGCTCCATGGCTCCTGGAGAACCTCTGGCATGGCATTGAGGCCATCAAAGGTATGGAATCAAACTGAGAGCGAGTCGTACACTCTCAAAACCGCCCACGACGCCAAGCGTAAGAAACGACACGAAGAGGTTCATCTTGATGAGCCCCTCAAGGTTGGATTCCTTTTCTGATCGACGCTCCTCTCTGGTCATCAACCATTGAGCGAAGCGTTCGGTCTTCGTTGATGATGGTGTGGCTGTGGATTCTTCTTCAGTCACTTCTTCGCCTCCTTGTGTGCGGCGGTGCGGATTTTCGCATGGCCAGCCTTTGACAATGAACCATCACGCTTGGCGTAGCCTTTCGCCATCTTACCGGACTTCAGAGTCTTCTTTTTCTTGATGCGACGGTAGGCGGCGGCATAGCGTCGGTTGTATGCCGAGGGCTTGCGCTTGGGCTTCTCTTCCTCCTGGTCACTGGACATCAACAGAGCGAGGACGGGAGCGAGTTCGGGGTTCATCATCGTCAAGATTTGCATCATTTTTTCGTCCATCATTGAAACCTCCTTGTGGGTGCGGCAACTGTCATACCAGCGGC